AGTTTCTTTTGACCAAGTTCAACACTTGCAATATAATCCAAACGATATGATTCTTGTGCCTTGTATGTAAACTTCTTATAAAGATCAAGATAGTCTAACTGTGAGACACCACCAATATCATACGAAATATGTCTACGACCTGCAATATAAGTTTCACATTCAGTTACTAGACCCCAAGGTGACATACGTTTCATCAACTTACCACCAAGAATTCTTTGTAATCTACGACAAACATATGGAATATCATATAACTTACTATTCCAACCTGTAATAACTTCTGGTGTATTGTCTTCTATCATCCACCAATTAATGAATGCATTTAGAAGATCATACTCTGTAGTGAATGACTTGTAAATTACATTCTTTTGTTTGTTATTAAATTCACCCAGACCCCAAGTGCGAATCTGTTTTGTTGTATAGTCCTGTATTGATATGAGTAGTATTTCTTCTGCAGCAGATTCTACATCGGGGAATCCATTTTCAGACTTCACCTCAATATCAAGAGTAACTAATTTAATTTTTTCAATATCAAACTTGACTTCGTTTTCAGAATACTTATCTGAAATGTATTGATAGATATATCTTTCATTACCATAGATATTAAAATTTTCTACCTCATTATATCTCTTTACAAAATCACGACACTCTCTTACAGTGCCAGGTTCAATTGGTTCTACGGGCAAACCATCAAGTGTTTTATACTTTGTCTTTCTTTTTGAATCTACAAAAAGAGTTGGATAGAATTTCTCACGAGTGGCAAAATGTTTTCCATCTTCATAACCACGAACCAAGAAGTTGTCACCAACCATTTGGACGTTTGTATAGAATCGCATTATTCAGTAAGTTCCAGATACTTCTCAACTATATCTAAAGTAGGATCAACCAGAGTTAGAATACTATCAGAGTGTAGCATAAATTCTTTCTGTGCGGAATAGTCGATCCAAGATTCTAATGTATATGAATCTGGATGTTTGATTAATTTATATGGATCAATCAATTTACAATCTGGTTCACCCAGTTCTGATCCCATTTCTACTATTTCTGATACTAAAATTGTATCATTTTTGAGTAGTAGGCACTTAATTGTTTTTTGCATCTATTTTGTCCTTATACATTTTCATTACGCTATCTATCGGTTCAGCAATAGTAACTATCCAATCTGTTGGTACAGCCAATTCACGATCAGATGACATAAGAATCCACTGTGTGAGAGATATCTCAACAGAGGTGTCACTATCTGATACTAGAAATGATTTGTTTATGGTGAGTGTTTCTGGATCTTTGAATAGATAACCGACTGGTTTGTCTTCTGACATAAGTTCTTTTATATCAGTTACCACTTGCTCACCAGATTTTAGCAGGGCGATTTTGATTGACATATTAATAATAATTGGAATGGTAGATTCCTATAGCCGCTTATTCTGAACCTACCAAAGGGAATAACCGCAGCCAGTATTTCTCTGACCTTTATATTATACCATAAAAAAAGGGATCGTCAAGATCCCTTTATAAAATTTATTTAAGATAGTCTTTTCGAGCGTGATGATCTGGTACTACTTTACCCAACTTGACGGTAAGAAGTCCATCTTTGAATTGAACCTCTCTGACTTCAACGTCGTCTGAAAGTGCCCATTCTCTTGTGAAACTTCTTTGAGCCAGTCCTTGATGGACATACTCGGATCCTGTCTCTTTAGTTTCTTTGGATCCTTCGACAATAAGTTTTCCATATTCAGTATAAACCTTTAAATCTTTTTTACTGAATCCTGCAAGAGCAATCTCAAGCACAGACTCAACATTATTTAAATGAATTAGATTGTAAGGTGGATAGTTTGTTGTGGTTTCGTAATTATTAAAAAAGCGGTCAAGGTAATCATCCATACCAATCCCGTTCTTTGAAATTATTTTCATCAACTCTGGTAAGTTTGCAGAGTGATACTTTTGTAAGTAAGTCATAGTTCTCCTTTTAAGCGAGTGTAAATTGTGTCCCCGAAGGCGACATTACTATTTAACCATATGACACAAAAAAAGGGGATGTTGAATCCCCTACTTCTTTATTCTGTTTCTTCTACCTTTTTCTTCTTCGCACCAATATTATATTTTGTTTCTAATATCCAATCACCTTTATCTTTGTATGATAATACTTTAATTTGGTTTAAAGGAGCGATGTCTTGTATTCTAGACACATCTACAATTCCTATCAATCCCCAGTCTGCAAGTAATTGTGTAATTCGATTACGACGTTGAACATCATTCGATGTTAGATTTGCATGTTTACCGTCTAGTGCAAACAATTCTTTAAAGTGTACTAAAAAATATCTTCCTTGCTTATGTAAAATATGACAAGACTGGTAAATCTTTTTTTCCTTGCGTGATGCTACTCCGATACGAGTCAATGTTTCACGAACCTTTAAAAAATCATCTGGTTCACCTAACGTAACCTCGACCATCTGGTCGGGATCCCATTTCACTTCAGATGCCTGAACGACACTCATTTTGTACCTCCAATCTCAAACTTAGATCTTATAAAAATAATTTGTTCTCTGGTGAGAATTCTCAAAGCTTGCTTTGCTTTTTCGTCACTATAATGATAATAACGTTTCACATAATCAAGGTCTTTGATCGTATCCTTACGGAGCCAAGGAGAAAATCTCTTCTTTGGTCTCACAGTATTTATAAAAAAGTCATATTGCATACGCTTTGGTAAAAATGAATACATATTCATTTCATTCGCATACATGATTGTGTCTAGATGTCCTGATAAACAACGGTTTACAATATATGGAGGGAAGTCTTTTTCGACTGACGGGTCTTCCTCAATCAAATTTTTCTTTGTAAGGTTAATTGAATTTAACCAATCTTTAAGTTCCATTATAATCCCTCACGATAAAGCATTGTTTGAAAGAGTTTATTTCCCTTTTTAATATTCTCTCTCCAATCAGATGCAGCATTTTCATCTGCCTTATCCGATATGTATTTGAAACATTTGAATTCAACATCATATTTTTTACATACTCTTGCGATTGCATATGCTTCCATATCTACTATATCACATTCTATCTCTGGTTTACCAATTGCAAAAGAATCCCCACTTCCAACAACCAAACCTTTTCTACCTATACGAATACCCTCTTCAAATGGAGTTTGACCTAATCTAAATCCAAGTGGGCGAACATCCATGTCACGATCAACATATCCTGTGACTTCAACTAAACCAGATATATCTCCTACAGCACCTGCAGTTCCATAATTAATTATTCTTGTTGCTCCCGAATCTATCGCTTCCATTGTAGTAATAGTGGCATTCACTTTACCACAACCACTCATATAAATCGAATATCCTTTTATACCTTCTGCTTCTTCTGGTAGAGCAATAATAAGAGAGGTCATTATGAAGTAGTTTCAAAATAATTTGAACAAGAGCAAACAAGATTACGATCACCATAAACATTATCTATTCTTGATACTGCAGGCCAGAACTTATTATTTTGATCTACAGGGTATGCTGCTTGTTCACGACTATAATTATACACCCAATCCGAAGAACATACAACCCTCGATGTGTGAGGTGCGTTTTTCAAGATATCTTTATTTGTTTGTATCTCTCTTCTAATATTAACCATTGCCTTTCCAAATCTTTCAAGTTCTTCTAATGATTCACTTTCAGTTGGTTCTACCATCATTGTATTTAAAACTGGCCATGATAATGTAGGAGCATGGAAACCATAGTCCATCAATCTTTTTGCAACATCTTCTGCACTAACTGGTAAAGAACGACAATCAAAAATACATTCATGTGCAATTCTATCATTCTCACCTTTGTATAATACTTTAAAGAATGGTTCGATACGATACGCTAACCAGTTTGCTGACAGTAGTGATATTTCAGTTGCCTTTCTTAAACCATCACCACCCATCATACGAATATACATCCAACTAATTGGTAAGATAGATGCACTACCGTATTCAGATGCCGATACTTTTTGATCAACAAAAGGTGTTAAATGCTTTGCTACACCAATCGGACCAACACCAGGACCGCCACCACCATGAGGAATACAAAATGTTTTATGTAAATTAAGATGACATACATCTGCACCATAATCACATGGTTTTGCAAGTCCTACCTGTGCATTTAGATTTGCACCATCAAGATATACCTGACCACCATTCTCATGTATGATTCTACATATATCTTTAATAGT